CCTGAGTGTGCCTTACGACGCCCGCTATGGCAGCGCCTATGCCGGCTGGCGGGCGGGCGCGTTGGCGTTGGCAGCGGCGCAGGGCTACGTCCATGCCGACAAGGGGCGCTACTGATGAACTATCCCGATGCCGCCGACTACCTGCGTGCCCGTGGCGTCGAGCCTGCCGCCGAGTTCTATGCCCGGCTGGAAACCTTGCGCAAAGAAGCGTGGACGCTCGCCAAAATCAGCGACGTCGAACAAATCGAGCAGGTCAAACAAAGCCTCATCAAGGCATTGCAGGAAGGCAAGAGCTTCCGCGAATGGCAACAGGCGCTGACCCCGGAAATGCTGGCGCTGCCGAAGCACTATCAGGAGACCGTGTTCCGCACGGCGGTGCTGTCATCCTACAACGGGGCGAAATGGACGCACTTCCGCGCCCATGCCGAACGCCGTCCGGTGCTGCGCTACATCGCCATCAACGACGGTCGCACCCGCCCGGCACACCGCGCGCTGCACGGGCTGATGATGCCGGTAGGCGATGAACGCTGGGCGAACCTTGCCCCGCCCCTTTCCTTCAACTGCCGCTGCACCCTGGTCAGCCTCTCCGACAGGCAAGCCAGGGCGTTGGGCTACACAGGCGCGCCCACCGACCTCCCCACATGGGAAGACAAACACGGCGTCAGCCATACCGCGGCAGCCGATAAAGGCTGGGGTAGCCCGGAGCGTCGCGACCTCACCGATTATCTGCGGCAGAAAGAAGCGAAAGCCGGGCTGGGGCGAGCGGTGTACGACGAAGGCAAGCCCGTACCGAAGCCTGAACCGTACCTGCCGCCACCGCCGACCGATACCGCCAGCGCGGCACGGCATCACGTCGTTACCCACGGGCAGGCAGACGGGCTGGAGCATGGCTATCTGGTGGACAAGGACGGGCGTTTGATTGACACCCGCAGCGGTGCGGTGGACAACATTGACTACACCGACATTCTCGGCCTGCTGGCAGGGGCAACGCTGTATCACAACCACCCAAGCGGCATGGGGTTGAGTTCAAGAGATATTGAGTTCGCCGGGAAGTACGGGTTGGCGTCCGTGGTAGCTTTCGGCACATATCAGGATGCCGTGTACAGCGTTGCCGTGCTGGAGGATTGGGCGAAGATGTATGCCGAACTCTACGAGATGCGCCCCATCCTTCGCCGTAACGTGAGCAAACTCTATCTTGATGGCGTAATAAGTGAAAGCGAAGCCTCTGTCTTGTATGCTCACGTCATGGCGTTGCGACTGGCAGACAAAGGGGTAATAGCCTATAATTTCCAGCCAGCAAGTACCGAAATGAACAGCCTTTTAACCCGCTTCTCCGAAGAAATTGCGCGATGGCGCAAGGAGTCAAAATAATGCCAGTCCTGCATGACCTGAGTTGCTTCAGCCCGCCGGAAAGATTGCGTGAGCTGATTAACGAGTTGCGCGAGAAAGATGCCGAAGCCTACAAGGACGACATCGCGCAGCTTGAAGAAGACCTGAAATATTCCGAAGAACTGCACGCCGCCGCATGACCATGAAACACCACAGCCCCCGACATCGGGGGCTTTTTTCATACCCGCCCTGAGCGGTTTTTTTATTACCCAAACCAAGGATATTGCCATGATTGATAATGCAGAAACCGCCATGCTCCCCGTTGAACCCGTTGAACAATGGGTATTTGCGCAAGGCGACATACTCAAGACCGACAGCCGCATTGTTGCCAACGCTTTTGGCAAACGGCACGCCGACGTGCTACGCGCAATCCGTGAACTCGAATGTTCTGAAGATTTCACCCGACGCAATTTTGCGTTAGTAACGGAAACAACGAGTTACACCGACACAGACGGCAACGAGCAGACCCGCGAAACCGGGCGTACCTCACACTACGAAATCAGCCAGGACGGCTTCATGATTCTGGTGATGGGGTTTACCGGCAAGCCCGCGATGGAAATCAAGGAGCGCTTTATTGCGGCCTTCAACGAAATGCGCACCATGATTGCCGACTACAACTATGGCGTTATTGCCCGCCTGCACCGTGCGCTGGAAGCAGAAGCCATCTCACGGATGGCGGGCAGTTTCGCCGGACGCGCCTTGCGCCGCCGCCAAAGCGAGAAGCGGCTGAATCACGCCGCGATTGAGCGGCTGCGCGCGTTGGTGCAACCAGACATATTCCAGCTTATTGAAGACTTCAGCCCCGAACAGGGGCTTTTTTAATGTAGAAAAAGATGATGAACAACGAGTACAAGGGCAGCAAACCGTTTTGGGCGCTGCTGGGTCTTGATTGATGTGAGTTCTACAAAGGGGGTCGCAAAACGAGACCCCCTTTTCACATAACCCGCCCCGCGCGGGTTTTTTAATCCCCAAACCTCAAGGAGTAATCCATGACAACCCAAACCATCCAGTACGACAAACCCTCTTTCCTCCATTGGGAGGCCAACCCGACCAACAGCCGCACGCGTGTCAAAGCCGCCAAGGCGGTCAAGGCAGGCGAGGTGCTGGTGCTGACCGACAAAGGCTACGAGCCGTTCAAAGGGACGACCCTGCCGACTATCCCGGCGGGCGCGGTACCGGGCGCGGTCGTCGCCTTTGCCCTGGCAGACGCCGACAAAGATGCACAGGTGCCGTGCGTCATCCGCAACGCCACTATCCTCATCGACAAGCTGGTCGGTGTCGCGGTCGATGCCTTTGACGACACCAAACCGCTGCATCCGCTGGTCGCACATTGCAACGCGCAGGGCATCGCGCTCAATACGTCCATCGCAACCCAGCGAGGCTTTGAATGAGCGGCATCACCCTAAGCATTGCCCGCCTATCCGTTGATGAGCGGCGCAAGATGCGTGGTGTCGCCTACGCGGGCGGGGTGCTGTCCTACTACGGCGACAACATCGCCATTGACCTCGATACCCTGCAATTCACCGGCAAGCAAATCCCCTTGCTGCACAACCATGACCGCGACCGCGTGGTCGGTTACGGCCACCTCATGCGCGAAGGCAATGCGCTGATGGTTGAAGGTGAAATGCTCTCCAATGACCACGCCGACGGCATCGTCTCCGCCGCCGATGAAGGGCTTGAGTGGCAGATGAGCGTCCACATCGAGAGCCGCCGCACCCTGACCCGCCACGCGGGCGACGTGGTGAACGGGCAGGCACTCGCTGACGATGACGTGCTGGTACTGTCCGACGGCGTCATCCGAGAGGTGTCATTTACCCCGACCGGCGTCGATGCCAACACCAGCGCCCGCATCCTTTCCCTATCCCTCAAACCTGAACCTGACAAGGAGCAACCCGTGAACACGGAACAACAGATAGCGGCGCTGACCGCCGAGAAAGCGACACTCACCGCCGAAAACGAAGCACTGAAGCAGCAACTTGCCGAACAGGCGCGTGCCGCGAAGCTGGCACAACTCTCTGCCCTCGGTGTGGAGGGCGAGCGCGCTGCCAAACTCGCCAAAGCCGACGATGACACCTTTGCCGCCGTGGTGGAGCAAATCCAACTCTCGGCGAAGCAGAGCGCTGTGTTGTCTGCCAGCTACGAAGGCGGAGCAGCGCCGGAAACCCGACCGAACCCCCTGCTGCGAGCCTAAACCCAACACCTCAGCCCCGAACAGGGGCTTTTTTATACCCAACAAGGAGTAATCCATGACTACACTCGCCATGCTTGGCCTTACCCAAAAAGAGCTGGATGAAGCGGTAAACCAAAAGCCGAACGTCCCGTCTCGTCTGCTCGCCGACCCGATGTGGCGCGACAAGAACCTGACCACGACTGCCGTTATGGTCGAGTTTGTCGGCGGCCGTGTCGCCCTTATCCCGACGCGCGACCGTGCCGACGCGCCGAATCAAAAAGCCTTCGGCAAAGACAGCATTGTCCGCACCTTCCGCGTGCCGCATCTCTCGCTACAAACCACCATCCGCGCCGACCAGATTCAGGACGTGCGCAAGGCGGGAACGGCAGACGCACTGCTCTCCAATGCCGAAGCGGTATCGGACGAAATCGCCGAACACCGCGACAGCCACGACGCCACCATCGAACACCTGATGCTCGGCGCGGTCAAAGGCAAAATCGTTGATGCCGACGGCACTACCGTCATTTACGACCTGTTCAGCGAGTTCGGCATTACCGAGCCGGAAACCACCATGCAGTTTGGTGGCACGGGCGACCTCGGCCTCGTCATCGAACAAACCCTGCGCGCGATGAAAAAGGCGCTCAAAGGTGGAGTTGCCAGCGGTTGCACCGTGCTGTGCAGCCCGGAATTTTTCGACGCGCTGGTCAGCCACAAGTCCACAAAAGAAGCGTGGATGCGCTACCAGGACAACATCCTCGCGCGCGAGAACACCAACGGCAAGTTCGCCTGGAAGGGCATGAACTTTGAAATCTACGACTACAGCATCGGCGCCACCCCGATGATTGAAGCAGGCCATGCACACGCCTACCTCACCGGGATGCGTAACGGCTTCGTCCGCTACAACGCCCCCGGCAACATGATGACCGAGGCGAACAAAATGGCGCGCGCCTTCTACATCGACGTGGAAAACCTCGAACACAAGCGCGGGGTGAGCGTCTACACCGAGGGCAACCCGTTGCCGATGTGCCTACGCCCGCAGACCCTGATGCACTTCAAGAGCGCGTGATGTACGCACAACCGCAAGACATCATCGACCGCTTCGGCGCGCGCGAGGTGAAACAGGTGTTGGAAGCCGACCCCGATCCGCAAAACGCCCGTCTCTTGGCGGCGTGTGCGGATGCGGCGGCGCTGGCCGATACCTACATCGCCCGCGCGCACCCGTTGCCCCTACCGTCCGTGCCAGCGGCGCTGGTGTCAGCTACGGCGGACATCGCCCGCTACCGGCTGCACGACGACCAAATCAAAGAGGGCGGCGACACCGGGAAAACCACCATCCGCCTGCGCTACGAGGACGCCTTGAAATGGCTGGCCGACGTCGCGGCGGGCAAGGTGCAACTCTATCCGGGGAGCGGCGACAACCGCAAACCGGACAGCCCCCTCCCGCTCACGGGCAACCATCGCATCGCCGTCGTATCCAGCCCGGTCATCTATGACCAGGCGACGTTGGACAAGATGGACATGGTGCGACGGAGGTAGCGATGCGCTTTGTGGTATCAACGGACGGGATGGACGAAGCGCTCGGCACGCTGCGGCTGTTGGCGACGAAGGGCGAAGACCTGACGCCGATGCTGGACGAGCTGGGCGAAGACGAAGTGGCGCGCGTCATGCTGCGCTTTGAAAACAGCGAGGCGCCGGACGGCACGGCGTGGCAGGCTCTAAAGCGTCCACGACCACGCGGCGGCGACCGCCCGTTGCAAGACACCGGCGTACTGATGGGCTCCATCACCGCACAAGTGCACGGCAACATCCTGCAAATCGGCACTGCGACCGACTACGCCCACTATCACCAGTTCGGCACACAGCACATCCCGGCGCGCCCGTTTTTGGGCGTCTCGGACGACCTGCTGGCCAGCATCAAGGAGCTCACACATGCCTACTTCAGCATTTGACGTGTTTCAATTCACGCGCCATAGCGCGACAAAGGAAAAAACCTTTGCAGGCGATTATAGCGCCACGGAGCGAACACATGAGCAAACCTTTTGACGTCAATGCCGCCTACGCGCCCATCGCAGCGCGGCTGAAAACGGTGGACGGGGTGCGTGCTGTCTGCGGTGCCAACGACCTCGCCCAAGTCGTCAACGGCAATACCACGGGGACGGACGGCTACGTCTATCTCATATTCGACGGCATCGCACCCAAAAGCGACGCGGGCAACGGGCGCCACCAACTCATTACCGTGACCTACAGCATCATCATTGCCTCGCAAAATTACCAGCGCAACGGTATGCCGGACGGCGTGGGCAAGCTGATTGGTGGCGTCATGCAGGCGATGGCGGGCTTTGCCCCGCTGGATGATGACCCGCGCGCGCGGCAAACCTTGCAAATGGTGCCGGGCGAGCGGGCGGTATATGCCTACGGCTTGAGCCTCTACCCGCTCAAATATCAACTCAATCTCAATTTCCAATCCAAGGAGTAACACATGGCAGCACAACTGCGACACGACGGTTTCATTGGCGAAGGTACCCTGTACATCCGCCGCCTAGACCGCACCGACCTCGGACTGATTCCGGTGGGTAACGCCACCGAGCTTTCGGTCTCGACGGAATCGGAAGTAAAAGAGCGCATCTCGAAAATGCGCGAGAACTACGGCGCGGTGCTCAACACCGTCATCCTGCCGAAATCCGGCGAGCTGAAAATCACCCTCGACGACTTCAACGAGGAAAACATGGCGATGGTCTTCCAGGGCGCGCTGAAACGCGAACAAATGACCTCGCAAACCGTCTCTGACGAAATGGTTGATGTGGATTTGGGGCGCTATTTGCAACTCAAACACGGCTATCTGGAGGCGGCAGGCATCACGGTCAAACAGGCAAACGACACGCCGATTGCCGCCGAGCATTACGAAGTGCATCACCGCCTCGGCATGATTAAACTCAAGGACACCGCTGGCGTTGCCAAAGGCGACAAAATCAAGGTCAGCTACAAAACCGCCGACTGGGAAGCGTGGGTCATCCAGGCGAACACCGACAGCCAAATCAAATGCGAGCTGGTGCTGGATGGTCGCAACCGCGTCAATGGTGCGGATGTCAAACTGCACATCCCGAAGGCAACCCTGTCGGCGAGCGGCGCGTTCAACTTCTTCTCTGACGACTTCAACACCATCGAGCTGTCAGGGCGCCCAGAAGTGCCGGAAGGTCAGACCAGCCCGTTCACAGTCACGCTCAAGGCGTAAGGAGGCGACATGAAAATCCGCGCCATCAAACCCTTTGCCCACGGCGACCGATCCTTTGCGATCGGTGACGAGGTGGACGCATCCCTTGCCGCTGGCAAATGGCTCATTGAGCAGGGCGTTGCCGTTGAGGTGGTAGCCGAGACAAAAGAGGCGAAAGAGCGGCCGAAACCAGCATAACGTTGTCTTGAACCGGCGATGAAAAACGCAGGCGGCACGGGCGATGCTTGGCAGGCGTCATCCCCCAACAGGAATGACACCATGCCCATTATCAAATGCCCGTACTGCGCCGGTGAAATCGAAACCGGCAAACAAAAAGGCGACCTCATCCGCTGCGAACATTGCCATAAACCGTTTGAGATCGGTGTCACCCGTCCGCGACCGGCGCCAGCATCCGCAGCGGCGTCGCCCGCAGCCCCTGCGCCTGTTACCCGATATCGGGAAAAACCGGCGCAGGACATCAGCGCAACCGAGTTTGCGGGCGGACTGAGTATCGCCAAGTTCGTCGCCTTTATCGGCTGGTTTGTAATACTCATCGCGCTGCTGTCATTTCTCGCCGCACTGTTTAGCGCCAAACCTATGGTGGGCATTGCGATTTCCATTGGCGCGCTGGTGTCAGGATGCAGTTTGCTACTGTTTGCCCACATTGCCACTGCAACGATGAAAACCGCAGACTACGCCCGTATCACCGCGCAGAACTCGATGGAATAATCACACCCCATGCTTTTCCCGGTAGGCGGCAAGGGCGGCGACGAGCAGCGCGTTGTTTGCCAGACCTTGCTGCCTCGCCACTGCCTCAAACTCGGCGATGAACTCCACGGACAGATTGAACGACTTGGGCTTGATGCCCCGGCGGGCATTGCTTTCCCTCTGGATTTGGGCGCGGGACTTGGGCATTGATTTCTCCGTTGTCTTTGACTATATTGCGAAAGAGGGGGCGGCCGTACACCGCCCCCCGTCTGAATTACCAGGCTGGCATTGCCAGCAACAATAAGGTAACCAGAACAACTATTTTGATGAGTGCTTTCATCTCATAGTTCCTTCTGTAGCCCCCGTCGAAAGCCGGGGGTTTACTTTGCCGGACTCCCTTGAGCCGGTAGGTGTATTATAGGCAAGGCTACCATAAAAACAAGCCTAGCTACTGAATTATTTACAAAAAGCCCTTGCATCCGCAGGGGCTTTTTTCATGGGCGCGCGCCAGCCTTCCGCTTTCAGTAGGCGCGTCCTATTGAAAATTGCCGCTGGCAGGAGAAATTCCAGACTGGTCTAATTGCGGCAGGAAGAAGCACAGATACAGGCAATAAAAAAGCCGCCTGACGGGCGGCTGAAAACAGGTCGTTGCGATGTTGACGCATCCAACGACACGAAGTTAACCGGGTGGACGACTAACCTATGAAAGATTTTATCAAAAACCTCAGTTCGTGGATACATTTCGGAGTCAATATGGAAACGAAAATAGAAGCAAAAGCCAGCGAGCAGGGCGCAGACGAAGCGCTGAAAAGCCTGTATGCCAGCCTTGGTAGCGGGGTAAAAATCCTGCTGACGTGCATGGGCATCGCGCTCATCCTTTGGGCGGTGTCCAGTCTGAAATAAATGGTCATGAAAACCTTTCCTGCCAGTTGGGCGTGTCATACGCACAACTGCGCATTGCATCCGCAGGGGTTTTTTCGTATAGTACGCACAAGGCTTCAAAACCTTACAAACAGCGGTTTCCGCACCCGTCAGAATTGCGGTTTTTTTGTGTCCGTGCTCCATCGTTCGTTTCGCATGGCTACAGGATTTTACCGATTTGTTATGGTCGGGAGGGCGAGGAATATAACACCCGCAAGGGGAATAACTCCGGCCGTCTGTTTGCGGTTTTTGAACGTCCCGACCGCCCTAACACGGTGGCAACCATTAAACCTTGCATCAAGCAAGGTTTTTTTGTATGCTGGTTCTGCATCGGCAAAAACCGGTGTCATGATTGGCGTCATGTTTCAGTCTAGGTGTGTAACCCCGCACCTGTTGCGGTTTTTTTGTGCCCATCGTTTGTTTCGTTGTTCGTTCGCACAAGATTTCGTTATGGCAGGGTACACGGGAGCATCCTCGGATGCGCCACTTCCTAGATGGTGGTACGCCAATCCTGTGTATTCCTGTCGCCCTTATTGGCGTAAGAGCGGCAGTATCCCGTTTATCTAGGAGACTGTTATGAAAAACGCTATTCAATCTGTGGATTTCCACGGCAAAATCATCCCCACCATTCAGCATGACGGCAAGCCCTATGTGGGCATGAAAGCTATTTGTGAAAACATCGGGCTTGGCTGGCACGGACAATGGGAGCGCATCAACCGCCATGCAATCCTGAAAGATGGTATTCGTGTTATACGAACACCTTCAAACGGCGGCGAGCAAGACATGGTTTGCCTACCGCTGGAATACCTGAACGGCTGGCTGTTCGGGGTGGACGTTACCCGCCTGAAGAACCCGGAAGCGCGCACTACCCTCATCCGTTACCAGCGCGAATGCTTCAAAGTGCTGTACGACTACTGGCACAACGGCAAGGCAGAAAATCCCCGCCGCACCACCCCGGATGAACGTGCCGGATTGCGCCAGGCGGTAACGATGCTCACCACCAAACGCGGGCTGATGCACGATGAGGCCTACCGCCTCATTCACCAGCGTTTCAACGTCTCCCACATTGAAGAAATCCCGGCAGAACAGTTGCCGCAGGCGGTGGAGTACGTCCACCGTCTGGCGCTGGAAGGTGAACTCTTGCCGCCACCGGAAGACAAGGATGCCGACTATATCCGCAGTCATCAAGTGGCGGCAATCGGCCTGATGCACGTCGGGCGGCTACGCTTTGAGGAGCAGAAAAAAGCACTCTTGCGCCTGCGCGACCTCACGGCACAGGCGCATGAAAGGCTGAAAGCGACGCTTGCCGAAACCCGCGCCACCCTCGACCTGACCAACGACATTTTGTACGGCAGCGGTGCGATTTGGGACGGACTGCATGAATCCCTGTTCCATTTGATGTTGCCCGACGAAGTGATGGACGAAGGCAGAAGCCGCGCGCAGAAGCACTACAAGCCGCGTATCTTGGCATAACCGAATTTTTAAGCAGCCCCCGACATCGGGGGCTTTTTTAATGGACAAAACCCCGCGAGGCTGGCACTTCGCGGGGTTTCTTCATATCACACCTTGGAGAAGGGAATGAAAGCAAATGAAGTATAGCAAAACCCGTGTACAAATTCACCCGAAGGAGGGTTTGAAAGTGGAAACCTACGCCAGCCCGTTTGTGCGGGCGTGTATTGGAATCTCGTTGGTGCTGGTCGCCCTCGGCATGATGCTGCTGATGGCCGCACCGTTCGTCAAGGCATGGATGTAAGAACATGGCAACAGAACTGAACGTAGCCCTGCAAATCGACGCACGGGCGAACATTGATGCGCTGCAAAAGACTATCGACGAACTCAAGGCGGCAGGCGGCAGCACCGAAGACCTCGAACGCCAGTTGCAGGCGCTTACCGCTGAACTGAACCGGCTGGAGCAGGAGGCGCAGGCAAACGGGCTGGAGTCGGTCAGCGAAGATGCGCAAAAACTGCGTGATCAGCTCAATGCCACCAGCGCCGAGGCGGAGAAGCTGCGCAAAATCACCGAAGCCAAAATCACGCTTGGGCTTGCTGGAGATGAGGAGGTCAAAAAGCGCATTGAGGAGGTCGCTGCTGCCTATCAGCTACTGCAAGAGCAGGGCGATCTGACGCAGGAGGAGCTGACACGGGCGGCGGAACTCTACCGCGAGCAGCTCGCCGACCTTGAGCGGCAGCTGGGCAGCGTTAGCCATGAGCTCTCCGCCCTTGAAGGCGCGCGCGTTACCATCGGACTTGATGCTGACAACCGCGCGCGCCAGGAAATCACCCAACTCGACCACGCCCTGGAGCAGCTGCGCGCCAGCGGAACACTGACAGAAGAAGAACTTGCGCGTGCCACACAACTGCATGCCGAGCGCGTTGGTGAACTGCGCGAACAACTGGGAGAGGTGGGCGAGACCGCCGAAGAATCGGCGGAACGATTCAGCGACATGGCGCAAGGCCTTGCCGAAGTCGTAGCTGCTGGTGGCGGTCTTGCCGGAGTTGTAGCCGAAGCTGTGCAGTTTGAAGCGGCGATGGCGAGCGTTAAAAAAGCCGTGGACGCCACGCCGGAGGCGATGGCGCACCTCTCCTCACAGGTGAAAGAGCTGGCGATTGAGCTCGGCATGGTGCCGGAGGCGGTGGCTGAGATTACTGCCGCAGGCGGTCGTTTGGGCGTCGCCTTTGAAGACCTCCCAGAATTTACCCGCCTCGCCGGACAAATGGCAGTGGCGTTTGACATGACGGCAGAAGCAGCGGGCGACAGCGCGGCAAAACTCGCCAACGTCTTTCAAATCCCGCTGGCGGAAGTACGCGCCTTGGGCGATGCCATCAACACCCTCGGCAACAACACCGCCGCGCGCGAAGGCGAAATCGTCGAAGCGCTGACCCGCATCGGCGGTAGCGCGCGCCAGTTTGGTTTGGCGACTGAGCAAACCGCAGCGCTGACCGCCTCATTCATCGCGCTAGGCAAAAGCCCGGAAACCGCCGCCACCGCCATCAACTCGCTGCTCAACCGTCTGCAAACCGGCGGACAGGGCGTGAGCGGCTTTGCCGAGGGGTTGGACGACCTCGGCCTCTCAGCTAATCGCTTGGCCGAGAATATCCGTGCCAACCCGCAGGCGGCGCTACGGGAATTTTTGGGCAGCCTCGAAAAACTCGACAACCAGCAGCGTGCGATAACGCTCACCAAACTGTTCGGCCAGGAGTACGCCGACGACATCTCGCTCATGGTTGGCTCACTCGCCGAGTACGACCGCCAGCTCGGCCTTGTTGGTGACAAGACCCGGACAGCAGGCGCGATGCAAAACGAGTTTGCGGCGCAAATGGACACCACCGAGAAAAAACTGGAGCAGGCGCAGATTGCCATCGGCAACCTCGCCAAGGAGCTCGGCAGCCAGCTGCTGCCGGTGGTTGCCAGCGGCGCCCAGGGCTTTGCCGGGATGGCGGGCGAAGTGCTGAAGTTTGCCTCGACCCACCCGCAGATTACCCGCTTTGTTACCTTACTCGCCGCCGCCAAGGCCGCATCTATCGCATTCTCGGGTGCGATGCGCGTACTGGGCGTTGAGGGGACGACGGCGACCAGCGCACTCACCGCCGGTTATACCCGTGTGACCACGGCGCTCGCCGCCTACCGTGCGCAGGTTGCCGCAGCCAGCGCTGCATCCGCCGGGATGAGTGTAGCGATGCGGGCGCAAGCCGTTGCCACAGCAGCGACTACTACTGCTTTGCGTGGTGCTGCTGGTGCGTTATCAGCGCTGGTACGCGCTAATCCCCTTGCCACCGTCATCACCGCAGGCGCTGCTGCTTTTGCTCTGATGAGCGGCAAAGTGGACGAGACCACAGCGCGCATCCGTGATATGGAGGCGGCGGTCAAGGACGCCAATCAGCAATACCAGGATTTTAAGGCGCAGGCACAGGGCGGCGTCCCGTTGGACGTCAGCAAAGCCGAGCAGGCATTGACGTCGGTGTCTGACGCCGTCGAAAAAAGCCGTACCGCCATGCTGCGCATCCAGCAGGAGGGCACGGGCGCCTGGGGCGAGATAGGCGAGGCCGTCAAAGACCACTTGCCATTGATTGACAGTCAGCGCGAGAAACTCGCCAAGGTTACCGCAGAGCTGGAAAAGCAGACAGCGCGTGAAAAAGAGCTGAAAGACGCCATTGCCAAACGCAACGCCGAACTCACCTCGCAAAAGGCCATTGAGGCGTTGGAAACGCAAAACAAGGCTGCGCTGGACGCGGCAAATCACATAGATACGGCGGCGCGCGCGACTCTGAACAGCTTGGCGCAACTGGGGCAAGGCTCGGCAAAACTCACCCGCGAGCAGGTCGAAACGGTCAAAGAATCGCTGAAGAACCTGACTTCGCCGGCGGCGTTGGACGAAGCAGAGCGCTACATCCATCAGCTCGAAGACCAGTTCAAAATCACCCGCGAAGAAGCCAAACAACTGTTGGCAGAAACAGCGCAGCAGGTGAAGGAACTCGGCATCGTCACGACGCAGGCTGCGGAGAAACAAAGCCTGTCAGTACGGATGACACGCGATGAGGTGAAAGCGCTCGCTGATGCTTACAAAGCGCTCGGCGCCGAAGTCCCGCAAACCTACCGGCAGATGACCGAAGGCGAAAAAGAGGTTACTGACGCGCTGAAAAACATCGTTGAACGGACTGAAGTGACCGCCGGACAAATGCAGGGACTGTTGCAAAACGCCTTTGCCAAAGTCGATAGCACGGAGGCGCTGGCGGCGATTGACCGCATCTATCAGGGATGGAAAGCGACGCGCACCCTGACCGAAGCGGAGGCAGACGCGCTGGCGCAGACGATGGTGCGCGGCGTTACCGCCGTCAGTACCGGCCTCAATGCAGCGCTGAAAACCCTCGGTATTGAGGCCGAACAATACGCCAGCGGCATCAGCGACAAGGCAGGCAAGTCGATAGAGGCCTTCGCCGTGGTCGCCAAAGACGCGGGCGACGATACTGACAAACTGGCGCGTGCCTGGGCGGCAATGAGCAGCGCGGCGAGCGGCAGCGCACAGGAAGTCAGGGCGGCAGAGGCGGCGCTACGGCAAAGCGTCGGCGGCGATGAAGCCAAGGCGGACGCCATCAAAAAAATCGCCGACGCCTACAAAGACACAGGCGATGCGGCAGCAAAAGCACTGACCGCGCTCAACATCAGCAGCGCCGACCTCGCCCGTGGCCTCTCCACCGGCGTCTCCGAAATGCTTGCCAACTGGCAGACCGGCATGGCCAGCTTGAAAACGAGCGGCGAGCTGACGGCGCAGGCGGTGCAGACCGCCTTTACAAGCAGCCTGTCGAAGCTGTCAAGCGCAGCGGATTTCAAAGCGCTGCACGACGAAATGCAGCGCACCGGCACACTCTCCCGCCTCACAGCCGAGCAAATGCAAATCCTGCGTGCAGGGATGCAGGGCGGGGCGGAGGCTGCAAACGCGATGCGCGAAGCCCTGAAACAGGGAACCGATGCCACCCGTGAGAGCGCGGAAGCATCGAAAGCAGCGGCAGAAGCCAAGGAGCAAGAAGCCGCAGCAGAGCGCAAGGCGGCAGAAGCCAAGAAAGAGGCGGCGACGGCAGAGAAAGATAGTGCCGCTGCGGTTGAAGAAGCCACCGAGAAAAAGAAAAAGGCGATGATGACCATCTACGACGCCAGCAAGCTCAATGCCGAGGCGGTCGGGCTCG